CTCAGGAAGTCTATTCCGGCCGGTCGATCAGCGAATAACGACCGAATGTTAAATAAATTTTCGTGAAGCTTGCTTTTGGGCTGGGGGGTGTTTACCTCAAACCATCTGCAGTCGGACGATCACTGTTCTTCATCATCTTCAATACATACGACATTATCATCTTTGCAACAATGTTCAACCAGATCATCTCTTTCATCATCTTCACTTTCCTTGAAGGGACCCTTCTTGGTTCCCTCTTCAGTTCGGTCTTAGGTGCTGGGACAACTATTTTGTTCCAGAGTGTCTGTTATTTCTTCATGGCTATCACGTTGACCACGCCCACTTGGCATCTGTGGTCCGGTGTTTGGGGTGCTTGTGTCATTTTGGTCGGGCCTATTTTGCCTGATGTACTTTTGTCTCATGCTTCCATCAATCGGCTCTTTTGGTTACTTTCCGGTCGTATTCTAATGGGTTTCTTGGGTCCTATTCTTAACTATTTGGCTGTCAACTTCCCTGTGTATTTTACTGCACGAATTGTGCAAACCATTGTAGCTAGTACTTTGTTCGGTTGGGTTTTCTTTTGGGTTGTTGCCAATGCGACGACCTTGTTGATAATTTTGTGGGTGGCTGCCAGCGCACCGCTTTCGGCTTCGTTGGCTCTCCTTGTAGTTTTAGGACCTATTTTCGTTTTGGTCAACTTAAATCTTGTATTATCATTGATCGCTATGGCTTATGGATTGCTCACTGGTGATTGGTCTACTTTTATCACCTTTGACCAAGTGGTCGCTCTTTGGCAACCGACCCTCTTTGCTTTTGTTAGGGTTGTCAAGCGGCCTTTAGATGCTTTCTTGGCGACCCTTTCAAACATAAGGGCTTCGGTTGCTTTTGTTAGAATGTCTATTAGGTTGATGTCTTTACCTAATGAGATTTTCTTGGCCATCTCGGGTCAAATCCCGGAACGGTCATTAAACTCTATTAGGTCAAGACATTTGACCCTTAAGCTTTGGCTCTCTGTCGAGTTCTTCATTGTATCACTATTCTTTAGTCGTGTATTATATGTTGTAATCATAGATCATTTCTTCATTTGGGTTGGCTTCACATTGTACAATTTATACCAATCACGGTCTGTTTTGAACCCTGTCCGTCATGCATGGTACCTGAGTGTCTGTTCTTTCCTTTCAGTGACAGGCACTCGGGTATCCGAGTTTGTTTCTAGAGAGATGGCGAATGCGATGATTTCGAATGCTCAAACTTCCCTTGATCTCTCTTCACCAGGTTGGAGGGTCAGAGCCTCTCGTTCGGTTAACCCTTCACAGGGTCGTGTTTTCGACGGACGTTCTGACGCCTCGGCTTTGACCGACGAAGATTTTGACTTTCTTCGTGGTTACTTCCTTGATTCTTTTGGTGGTATTTTACCTCCTTTCATCATTTTTGTTTTCTTGTTTGTCGTTACCACCCTGTTTTCGATGTCCGGTAAGGTTATTCATAAAGTCTTCAGGCTCCCCATTCTTCTCTTTAGAGCGTTGGGTTATGCCTTGATCCCTTTCTTCCTTCCGGATTTCGTTTATGATGCGTTCCTTTCGGGTTTTACTCTTTTCCTGGTTAAAGCTTTTGGATCTCCCAAGGCTTGTAAGCGGTTCTTTAAACGGTTCTTTGTCCTCTTCAGCGTATTACACACGGCAACTTTCAATTTTGTCATGCTTGGAGAGGATGACCCACTCGCTTTACAGCCGGATGATCCGGTCGTTTTCGAGAAGGGTAAGATCCTTGGTTTAAAAGGTGGTTCTGCCCCAACTATCAGTGGCATTTTCCAAGTCAAAATAGTCAATAAGACCAGAAAAGCCTTAGTTAGGTTCCATGAGATGCTCAACGATTTCCGTTTGCCTGAGATGGTTAGCGGTGCCTACAGACCTCCTTCTATGGAGTCTATGTCACGCACCTATCAGACGCTCGGCGATATGGGTTTCTCGGTCCTTCCTGGTTTCATTGACTCTTTTGGTTCGGAAGCTGTTACTGATGGTTACCTTGAAGAACACGCCAGTTGGCGTAAATTCTTTATGGGTAATACTTCTTTTGCTTTGGGGTTCCGCAAGTTAAAGACTGCTTTCCCTCCTTGGCTGGGCCTTAATACCATTTTCCCTCAGTGGCCTGGGTATATTCATTCTTCTACTTTCACTGGTGTCTTGGAAGAACTTCGTTCTACCGCTCGTTACTGGACTGGTAACGAGGATAAAATCATATCCGATTCTGAGTTTGATGACGTCTTGGATGGCCTTTGGGAAGGGACAAAAGCCCAATTTGCCAATTCTAGGCTTGCTTCTCCCCGCGAAATTTACGCGAAATGGGAGAAGAAGTTTAATATGGGCTTCGGCTTTGGTCTCTTCCACAAAGATGGTTCAATCCGTCAGATCTCCCGTCGACAAGTGATTAAGTCGATGGGTGGTGATTCTCAGTTTATCAAAGCTTGGGAAGACTTGTTTAGGAATGCTCGTGAATTAGAGATTCCTGCGCCAGTCTTCACCAAGATGGAGACGCTTAAGTTGAAGAAGGCCGCCAACCGTGCTGTACGAACCGTGATTGGTTCACCCTTCGTACATCATGTGCTGACCACCGTTTTCAATTATAAGCCTAACCATGCATACGCTGTTTGGGACACCCCTGCTAAGGTTGGGATGTCTTTGAACGGCGTCAATTTCAATCAGATTTGGTCTTCTCTCATGGGTCATGAATTTATCTTTGCCGGTGATATGACCGCTTTTGACTCAACTCAAGCACCACCTGTTTTGAAGATGGTGGCTGAGTTGAGGAAGAAAGGGTTTACCTGGCATAAAGACTTCCATGAGATCTGTGATTTGATCGATTTCAGTTATGCTAAACTCCTTACACAACCGATGGGTTTCAAGAATTTTGGCGATGTGTTCACTAAGGCTCAGGGTTTCACGACTGGCCATTCTTCCACTTCGGCTGATAATTCTCTAGCTCTACTTGTTAACTACTTGTACGCCTGGAAAATTGTCACCGGCATGCCAGCTCGCGACTTCTATTCCTACAACACTCTATCCAATCTCGGGGATGATCATGTCCTCGGGTATGACGCTGTGTTTGGATGGAGTCCTGAAGCTGCCATGAAGGCCATGGCGCGTCTTGGCACTGTCATGAGGGATGAGGCTCCCGGTACCCGCTCGCTCCCGGATCCTCGAAGAAGGTTACCTCCTGGTCAAACCTGGCAGACTCAGGAATTTGGGTTCTTGGGTAAAGTACCCTTGCCTTTGACCCCTGATATCCTTTTAGAGTTATATACTGCTGGTATTACCGCCAAACTAAATTTCGCCACCTGTCACTCGCCCTCTCGGTTGAACGGTAAAGCGACGGCTATGAATTTAGCTCGTGCTCACACTGATTCTTTCAAAGTCTATAACACTCTCCTTTCTTATATCGATCTTACTTCTCATAACCGTGGACTATACGACGAGTACGCTCGTCGTGCAGCCCATTGGTATCAGACTCATCACGCTTCCTGGATTTCACGTGGAATGAAGAAATCTTCTATCAAGGCGGTCCCCTCTTATAATGATGTTCTGAGGAAATGGTATCGTGGGGATGTCAACATTTCAGAGCCCCAAGAAGACCTTGATCGTGATGCTTTCGATGATGATAACCATCCAGGTTTAATCATCATGGAAGCACCAGATTCAATGGCTATCTTTGTGCGCTGGCTTGCTGACTTCCCCACTATGCTGTCTCCCCGTTACACCAATATGAGGTGGGCTGACTGGTTGCAAACAAAGCTAGCGGCCAGGTTATCCTGGCCCCTAGCTTTGATTGCTCACTCCACTGGTTATCAATCTGACCCTCTCACTGTCAAGGCGCTCATCTCCAAGACACCTTATCAGTTTCTTCGAGCTGAGAATCTTGTCGTGATTGATCAGAAATACTCTTCTTTAATTGTTCGGCATTGGCTTTTTATGGCTTACTCCTTTATAGTTAAGAGGACTAGATATTGGTCCATGTTAGATTTCATTAGAATGTTTGATTCCGCTTTCATCAATGCTTGGTTCATGTTGACTGGGCAAGTTGCCCCAATTGTTGTAGAATTGGACGTTCATGTTGTTGAGACCGTCCTTGTGTATTTGTTATCTTTTGTGGAAGTTGATTTGCCTTTCCTTCAACCTTTGGGTTTCACGATGCCTGCTCCTTCATTCTGGATAGCGAACGGCCTTAGCAACATGTTGCGGTACCTTTCACCAGCCGGTAGTGTGGATTTTCAACCCCTCGAAGCCAGAGTACGATTGCTCACCATTGATTGGCAAGCAAGTTTTGTACTCGTGGCTCCGACTGGGGTTGGTAAATCCACCCGGATGATGAAACGTGTCGCGGATGTTTCTAGGTTGCCTGTCGTTATCATTGTACCTCGGCATTTGGTCGCTGTTTCGGTTGGTACGTATATGCAAGAGGTTTTCCCTTCGGTTCGCATTGGTATACAAACCGAGGGGTACACTTGTGTGGGTGATGAACCCTTGATTTATACGACTGTCCAATCTTTCTTCTCGACGCCTAAATTACGTCGCCCTGGTAGGATTTTCGTTATAGATGAGGCTCATATCACCGAACCGCATTATATGGTGATCCGTGAATTCTTGCGTCGTACGAGGCAACGGGTGATTCATGTTACTTCAACTCCTCTAGATGATGTCAAGTTAGATAGAATTGTAATTCCTGCCGTTTCATCGTTTAATGTAGAAGAGATTGTCACATCCGTGTCTAACGCACGTGATTATACCCGCTTTGTATCTGCTCGCGTTAATGACTTCTTACCAACGACTCGTGTATTGATCTTTGTTCCAACTCTTTCTTTGGCTGCTGACTTCCTTGCTCTCATAAGACGTAAAGTTTGTATCCTTAGTTCTAAGAACCGTCATGTAGATGAATCAGCTTCTGTCTTTGTAGCTACTAGTGTGTTAGATGCCGGTATGACTTTGCCTGATGTATCATATGTTTTCACTATGGATTACGATTTGACCATTTCCTTTGAAGACCGCAACATTTACCCCAACATGGATCTGTCCAGTCCGTTCGCGAAACCGCTTCGTGGTGCCGACCAGCAACCTGAACTTATTTGGTTCACGTTGTCTGATCAGACCATTAAGCAGAGGCGTGGGCGCACTGGGCGTACCTGTGATGGGATATTCAACTTGTTTAAGGTTGTTGATCAAGAGAGGCAAAAGGTTAATTATTCGCTGACGGATTATTTCCATGCTCTTCGTCCGAACATTTCCGCAGCGATCAAATTCTTCCCACCTCATTTACGGGGTTCTGTCACTAAGGATTTAGAAGCTTCTTTGCCGATTTGGTCTCATGTTCCTTCTTATACTTGGACTGGTTATGAAATTTTGTATCAGCAATTCCTTTTGCATAATAAGGGTCGTGCGATTAATAATAGACTTACGTTTTCTGAATATGTTAATGAGATTGTTCCTATTCTTTCTGACATTAAGTGGTTCCATTCTTATGTTCAATATCGCCCCGATGAAGTACCTCAGCCTAGTGTCAACCTACCTATTGTTCCCAATCCTGAGGACAAAGCACGTACAGTTCTCGCGAGGGAAAATCTTCCGCCTTTCGAAGTGGCTGATAAGCCTATCGAGAGTGTGGAGGACCAACCTTCGGATCGTGCTGTCTTTCATCGTATCAATGTGCCAGGTGATGGTTTACTTTGTGGGGCTCATGCATTGCGTGGGCTTTTCTGGTCTCACTTGCGTATTAACCCCACGGTGAACCTCGTGGTACATTGGCTCCGGTCGGCTGTGGTTGTCGACATTGCCGGTGAGGATCACCAAGACAATTTCGAATTCGGTGTCATCCAGACGGTCGCGTACCGACGTTATCGGCTCCGTGTTCAGGTTTCTGTCAATGGACAACGCCCTTATCCCCTGCCTATCGATATGATCGATACTAGGCATGAGATAGCGACGTTGTACCTTGACACGGCTCTCGGAGGTGGTCATTATAACTACCTAGGATTGCCGGCACCTGGTCACGGGACCGATGAGGGTTTGCCTCCCCCTTTTGACACTTGATTGTGTTCTTCTTCTCCTTTAATTTTCTAGATTTCCTACATGTATTGCTTATTTCTGTTTTGTATAATAATGCCCCGTTTGGGGCCTCAAATAAGTCATCCCTTGTAGG